TCGGACTTGGATGCGCCTCCTGCGCCTCCGGGATTTCGGCATCGTTGGATTCGTAAAGAAGCGGCTGGACAAGACGACAGTAAGAACGTAGCAGGAAAACTCCGCGAGGGGTATGAACTGGTTCGAGCTGAAGAATATCCAGACTTCGTCGTTCCATCGATTAGAAACGGCATTCATGCAGGCGTCATTGGCGTCGGCGACATGCTGTTAGCCAGAATTCCTGATGAGACGGCAGAAGAGCGCCAAGCGTTTTACGGACAGCGGACTAAAGATCAAATTACGGCTGTTGATAATGATCTGATGAAAGCAAACGCTCACGACACCATGCGAGTAGTCAGACCAGAGAGACAGTCACGAGTTACTTTTGGTGGCCCTCGAAAGGCTGAAGACTAATTTTTTGTAAGGAAGATTCAAATGGCTAACGTTAATAAGCCTTTTGGTTTTCGTCCTGTCGGCAAAGTCGGCAGTAACTACGATAACCAAGGTCTAACGCAGTACAAGATCTCCAACAACTACAACACCAACCTGTTTAAGGGTGATGCTGTAACGCTGTCTGGAGGTTATCTCGCTATCGCTACCGCTGGTAACCCCATCGTTGGCGTTTTCCAAGGCTGCTTCTACATTGATCCAACAAGCCAGAAGCCGACTTGGAAAGAGTACTATCCGGCTAACACGGCCCAGGACGGTATTGTGGCTCTTGTTAACGACGATCCCAACGCTCAGTTTGTGGTTCAGTGCTCCGGCATTGCCGCTGTTACTTGCGTAGGTCGTAACGCTGATCTGGTTACCAGCACTGCTGGCAGCACCACAACTGGCCTTTCTGGTCAGCAAGTTGGTGTTCCCGCTACTAGTAACTCTAGCTATCAGTGGAAAGTTGTTGGCGTGTATGAGGACGTGGAAGACAATGATGTCACCGCTGCTTACGCTAACCTCATCGTTATCCCGAATAACCACCTGTACAAGGGTGGCACGGGCACTGCAGGAGTTTAATCATGGCAATTTCACGTTCCCAACTGGTACGCGAGCTTGAGCCCGGTCTCAATGCTCTGTTTGGCCTGGAGTACAAGAACTACGAGAATGAGCATGCTCAAATCTATGATATTGAGACCTCTGATCGTGCGTTTGAAGAGGAAGTTATGCTCTCAGGCTTTGGTAACGCTCCTGTGAAGGCTGAGGGTGCTGGCGTTGCATACGACGATGCACAAGAAGTCTACGCAGCTCGTTACACACACGAGACCATCGCTCTGGCGTTCGCGCTGACCGAAGAGGCCGTAGAGGACAACCTCTATGACCGTCTGGCAGCTCGTTACACCCGCGCTCTGGCTCGTTCCATGGCACAAACCAAGCAGATCAAGGCTGCCTCCGTTCTAAACGGCGCCTTCACCACCTCTACCGGTGGCGATGGCAAGCCCCTCTGCGCAACCGATCACCCCACTCTTGGCGGTCCCGATCTTAAGAATGAGTTAACCATTCCGGCTGACTTGTCTGAGACCTCCCTTGAGCAGGCCCTGATCGACATTGCAGCATTCACCGATGAGCGCGGCCTGAAAATCGCTATCAACGGCCTGAAGCTGATCATCCCGAAGGAACTCCAGTTCACGGCTGATCGCATCATGAAGTCCACTCTGCGCGTTGGTACTGCAGATAACGACATCAATGCCATCAAGAACATGGGCATGATTCCCCAGGGTTACACCGTTAACCACTTCCTGACCGACCCGGACGCATGGTTCATCAAGACCGATGCCCCCAACGGCATGAAGATGTTTGAGCGTGTGTCGATCAAAACTGGTTTTGAAGGCGACTTCGACACCGGCAACGTTCGCTACAAGGCCCGTGAGCGCTATTCGTTCGGATTCTCGGATCCGCGCGGTATCTTCGGTTCTCCCGGAACGCCTTAATGTAGTTAAAACAGGGGGTTGCAAGACCCCCTGTTTGCTTTAGAATTACCTGGACTAGGATTTTTACTCGTACTAACTGACCTAGCAGACTTTGTAGAGATAGTACGGGGAGTGCTACAACACGAAAGGAGCCTTAAATGGCCGTTCATTTTACAGGCCCAGTTCTATACACGGGCAAAAACACTCCCGGCGCTTGGTGGACCAACCAACCCGTCGGAAACAATACCGACTACGTTACCTACATGGACGATTTCACGGGCATTGCCCTTAATACGACCAATGATTGGACAGTAGTTAAAGACACCGGTGCCACTGTTGAAATTGGCGCAGATACGCTAAACGGCGTTGTTGTGATCACTTCTGCGGCCACTACCGACAATGATGGCGGATCGATTCAGGGCAATGAAATTTTTAAGGTTCAGGCAGACAAAAGCATTTGGTTTGAAACCAAACTGAAGTGTAATGATGCTGACCAGACCGATATTTGCGTTGGCCTGACAGTAAATTTTGCTACCAATCCTGAAAACATGCTCACTGCTGCAGACCGTATTGTTTTCCAGGTGGATGATGGCAATGCCTCTATTCTTTGCAAAACAGAGAAAAATGGCACTGAAACCTCGACCGATTCCGGCATTGACTTGGCTGACGACACCTATGTCACCCTTGGCTTTTGGGCAAACAGCACTGGTGAAGTTCAGTTTTTTGTAAACCGCAATCTAGTCGCTACCCATACGACCAATATTGTGGATGACGAAGAGCTGACGGTCGCTGCAATGTCTCTAAGCGGAAGCGCCACTGGTACTCGGGCAACAACTATCGATTATCTGTTCTGCGCCGCTGACCGTTAATAGGAGGTCACCATGAGCTTTGCTAGTGATCTCCAATCGGTCACCAGAACTGGTGATGCACAAATGATCAATGGACGCACGCGCGTCCAGGCGATCTATTTCATAAGCACTAGTAGTGCCGGGTCTATTCGTTTGTACGATGGTACCGATAACTCGACTGATCCGGAGATGCTAATTGCAACTCCGGCTTCAATCGGGGCAACTGACCTTATCCTGCCGGACGCTGGACTTTTGTTTAAAACCGGCGTTTACATGGATTTGAGCAATGTGACTAGCGTCACATTGTTCTTCTATGGTGGGGCAAAGGTTGACGTAGATGTTAACGTTTCGGCAACTGGTGTTTCAGGATCTGCTTCTGTAAGTGCAGTAACTGTGAGTACACCGTAATGGCTAAGTCCAGGGGAATGGGCATCAAAACTTCGGTTAAGTCGGGCAATTTTCGCCCGACTAAATCCGGAGCAGGTATGACCAAAAAAGGTGTGGCAGCTTATCGCCGTGCCAACCCTGGTTCTAAGCTTCAGACGGCTGTCACAGAAAAAGATCCAACAGGAAAACGTGCAACTCGGCGTAAATCTTTTTGTGCTCGGATGGAAGGCATGAAAAAATTAGCCAAGCCAGAAACTCGTCGTGACCCAAATAGTCGTTTAAATCAATCTTTGAAGAGATGGAGATGCGGCTAAATGGAAATGATGATTTGGAACGCCATCTTAACTGCATTTACGGGTTTATTGATGTACAACTACAAGACTAAGATGGATGAAATTAACCGCCTTAGCATTTTGTTAAACCGAACTAGAGAGGAGGTGGCACGTGACCACATCACTCGGGCAGAAGTTAGGCAAGATCTGGACAAAATTCGTGAACACTTTGACGACGGCTTTCGCCGCCTTGAAGCAAAAATCGATAGCCTTGCTCAACAAGGTAAGGGGTAAATAATGCCAGGATGCGTAGGAATGAAAAAGGGCGGTATGGCAAAAAAACTTCCGGGTCTTTATGCCAATATCAACGCTAAACGAGCACGTATAGCCGCTGGTTCAGGGGAAAAGATGCGTAAACCTGGAAGCAAAGGTGCTCCTACGGCAAAAGCATTTCGTGAATCTGCAAAAACAGCAAAGAAAGGAAAAAAGTAATGGCCAAGATGAAGATGGTTTCTAAGGGCGGTAAAAAAGTTCCGGCTTTTGCCGCTGACGGAGTTGGCAAAATGAAAAGTGGCGGAATGATGGACATGGAAGGCCGTGCGTTGAAGCGTAAAACCGCTGATGCAAAAGGTCGTGCAATGAAAAAGACCGGTAAAACGGGTTTTGGTGGCGTGATGGCTATGCCTATGGGCATGAAAAAAGGCGGCGCCGCTAAGAAAATGGCAAAGAAAGGAAAGTAATCATGGCCGGTAAAGGAATGGGTGCAGCAACTCGCGGTGGCGGTTGTGTAGAGCCGGGTGCGAAAAATCGCATGGTTTCCAAGACTAGCATGAAGTCAGGTCCTGTACTGATGAAAAAAGGCGGCGCCGTAAATCAGCACAAACGTATGGCCATGGGCATGATGGGTGGCGGAATGGTTAAGGGTTATCGTAAAGGTGGCTGTGCCTAATGGCTACTTCTGGTACCACAAATTTTAATCTGTCGATCGATGAGCTTGTAGAAGAAGCTTTCGAGCGATGCGGCATGGAGATGACCACGCAGCATCACCTTAAGACAGCGCGTCGTTCGCTTAATCTTATGTTTTTGGATTGGGCTAATCGCGGGTTAAATTTGTGGACCATTGAAGAGGCATACCATACTTTCACGGTAGATTCGACGTCTATCACATTACCTAACGATACGGTTCAAGTATTAACAGCGGTTATCCGAGACTTTACTCAAAGCCCGTATGTTGATATCACCATTGATCCAATAACTCGTGCGGAGTATTTAGACGTCCCAGATAAACAAACCGTTGCTCGTCCCGCGCAGTATTATGTGCAAAGAACGAACACTCCAACGGTGTTTTTCTACCCCACTGCCCCTGGCGGCAGTAACTATCAGTTCCGGTATTACCGTATTCGACGCATCCAGGATGCGGGAGATTACACGAATACGGCAGACGTTAATTTCCGGTTTTTACCCTGCCTAGCAGCGGGACTTGCCTATTATCTGTCGTTAAAATTTGCAGCGGATCGCACTGCTGGACTAAAACAAATTTACGAAGAAGAGTGGGCTAGAGCCGCAGCAGAGGATCGCGAAACTGCTCGAATCAGTTTCGTTCCTCAACTGGAGGGGTAATGTGGCGTACGCAACCGGTAAATTCGCATATGGTCTGTGCGACTATTGCGGACAACGTTATCCACTTAACGTCTTACAGAAAAACTGGCAGGGCTACAAAGTCTGCCCAGAAGACTACGAGCCAAAAGAGCCTCAGCTTGAACCCCTTAAATTTAAGGGAGACGCCATTGCTCTTTACCAACCTCGCCCTGATCGGGTGGAACCAATGGTTGTATACCTGGCTAACCCTGGTAACGGCGCCTTTCAAAGCCTTGGAAGCGTTAACGGCGGCACCGATATGCGCCCGTACCCAGAATTACAAGACATCGTCGCATACGGCGGTGTTGGTCAAGTGACGGTGACTACATCATGACCTACAACGAACTTGTTGACAATATTCGGGCCTACACCGAGATAGACGCCAATGCTCTGCCTACTTCAAGCATCAATACGTTTATTTTGATGACTGAAAATCGGATATTGCGAGACATTGATCTTGACGTGTTTAAGCTTGAGGCCTATGCAAACATGACGCAGGGCAATAAGTTCTTGACTGCTCCAAGCGACATTTTGACTCATCGCTACATGATGATTCAATCCACAAGCAACATTTTCTTGGAGTTCCGTGATACATCGTTTATGAAAGAGTATTGGCCAGATGGCTCCGTGCAGGGAGTGCCTAAGTATTACTCCGTGTGGGATCAGAATACTTTTTATATCGC